ATCTCATTTAAAGAGATAATGGAATTAATAAATGCCAGACATGGATTCTACTACACCAGCGACTCAAGAGACAATTTTAACAAATTCAAAAAAAAGTTTAACTGTTTCTCAGGAGAAGTTTCTAAACGCTTTATTCGGAGAAGCACGGGGAAACCCCAGAAGAGCGGGAGAGTTGGCAGGTTACTCAGAACATTCTTACCCAAAAGTAGTAAGAAGTTTAAAAACTGAAATAGTATCACGAGCTGAGAATTACTTAGCTATACACTCAGCAAAAGCTGCTACTAAAATAGTAGAGATGTTAGAAGAGGACGGCACAACTCCACATGCTAACATTAGAATGGAAGCTGCTAAACAGATATTAGATAGAATTGGTATTGTAAAGAAAGAGCACATGGATATTAATGTAAAAGCATTACATGGAATATTTGTATTACCTGCAAAAGATAATTTATATGGAACTAAAGAAGATCCCAAGAAAGTCTAGAGTTATTCCTTTTGGATATTCTGTAGATGATACTGGAAAAATCTTAATACCAATAGAATCAGAACTACTAGCTTTAGAAGAAGCTAAGAACTATTTAAAAACTTGTTCATATAGAGAAGTAGCTAAATGGTTAACTACAAAAGCACAACGTTATATATCATATGTCGGACTTAAAAAAAGAATTACCAGAGATAGCACCTCCGAAGCCAAAAAAATTAAAGACAGTACGACAGAAAGCAAAACAATCAGCTAAAGAAGCATTAGCAAGAAGTAGAAAGAAAGTTGCAGCAGCTGAACAAACATTAAGATCAGCAAAAAAACATGCCGATAATGTTAAGACTAAATTTAAAACAATAGATAAAACATTAGATGGTAAAGAACAACAACTAATAACACAGGATGTTATTGATAGTGCACCTAAGAATGTTCAAGATCACATTGGTTCACAGAAGGTAATCTTTAAACCTAATAAAGGTCCTCAAACAGATTTCCTTGCAGCACCAGAACGAGAAGTATTCTATGGTGGGGCTAGAGGCGGTGGCAAATCATACGCCATGCTTATAGACCCTTTAAGGTATTGCCACAAGGCAGGACACAGAGCACTTTTACTTAGAAGAACGATGCCTGAGTTGAGAGATATAATAAATCATTCTCAACGATTATACAGCCAAGCGTTCCCAGGAGCAAAATGGAGAGAGCAAGAAAAAGAGTGGAGATTCCCATCAGGAGCAAAGATAGAATTCGGTTACGCAGAGAACATGACAGATGCTTTACGTTACCAAGGGCAATCTTACACATGGATAGGAATAGACGAACTTCCACAATATCCTTCGCCAGATATATATAATTTTTTAAGATCGTCACTTAGATCAGTTGATCCTACAATACCTGTATACTTAAGGGCTACAGGAAATCCAGGAAATATTGGGTCTCAATGGGTTAGAGAAATGTTTGTTAACCCAGCAGTACCTAATACAACCTTTGATATTAATATAGATACGCCTGTAGGAACTAAAGTTATTACACGTAGATTTATACCTGCTAAGTTACAAGACAACCCTTATTTAATGCAGACTGATGACTACTATGCAATGCTAGCGTCATTACCTGAAGTACAAAAGAAACAATTTTTAGATGGAGACTGGGATGCATTTGAAGATTCAGCTTTTCCAGAATTTAAAAAGGATATACACATTGTTGAACCTTTTGAAATACCTAAAGGCTGGCAGCGATTTCGTGCTGCTGACTGGGGTTATAGTTCTCCTGCTTGTTGTTTATGGTTTGCTATTGACTACGATAATAATCTATGGGTTTATAGAGAATTATATACTCAAAAGATTACAGCAGATGTATTCGCAAGAAAAGTTCTAGACCTAGAGCAAGGAGAATACATACGCTACGGGGTCTTAGACGCTAGTACATGGGCAAAGAGAGGTGATGTGGGTCCAAGCATAGCAGAAACGATGATTCAAGCTGGATGTCGTTGGAGACCATCAGACAGAACACCTCGAAGTAGAATTAATGGTAAGCTTGAAATACATAAAAGATTTAAGTTTACTGATGATAAGGAAAAGGAACCAGGATTAAGATTCTTTTCTACTTGCAGGAATTTGATTAGGACTCTTCCAATATTACCTTTAGATGATAATAATATTGAAGATATTAATACACATACAGAAGATCACGCTTACGATGCATTAAGATATGGATGCACAAGTAGACCAATGCATACTAGCTATGCTAATAAGTTATATAATAACAATAATAGAACTAACAACTTTATCCCCTCAGATAAAATATTTGGATATTAACAGAGAGGAGTAAATGAATAAAAAAAAGTTACCTATTATAGATAAAAAGAATTTTCCCTATGAACTAGTAATTGCTTATTGGGAAGATATCGTTGGATCATGTGAATGGTCTGAAATATCAGATATAAAAAAATCAAAGACAGCTATATGCTGTAGCTTTGGATGGTTAGTAGAACAGAATGAAAATATAACTGTGATAATGGCAGATTTTATATTTGAAGATAATGGTAAAATAAAAACAGGTGGTGGAAATACTACTATCCCAACAAAAAATATAATACACATTAAAAAAATAAAAACATAGGAATAATATGGAAATGAAATTTGACCCCAACGCTAAAGTTAAGCAAGGTGATTTAAGTGAATCAGCTTTTGAAACTAAAGCTCCAACTAATAACATAAATGTTAAAGTTGGATATAAGAGAGAAGAACATGCTGCAGAAACGCAGGATGGTAAGTTTGGATATCTTGAACCTAAAAAAATTAAGAACCAGGTACAGCCCTCTTTGTTTGCAATGGCAGATGAAAGAGATTACTAATGGCTAACGAAAAAATAATCTTACCTAAATCTGGTTATGTTCCTAAACAAAAGAATATGATCAACTTAGTTAATAAAGCTAGTAATTTTGAAGAGGATACAAAGAAGTATTTAGTAAATGAATTAAATAAAAACATTACAAACTATCAAAAGAAAAATAAGAAACCAGGTATAATAAAAAAAGTTTATAATAATTTATTTAATAATAATAAAGATAAAAAATATGGGCAGAGTGATTTACTAAAAGGTAAAGATTACTATCCACCAAAACCTTAATAGGAGAATAACATGACAATAATGGGAAGATACAAACATGGTGAACTTTCACCTGATGTTGCTAAAGTTAAGAACGAGAAACTAGCAATGGATCTTAATGCTAAAGTTAAGCAGGGTGCATTAGCTGGAGACGGCAATGATAAACCAGGCAAAAAAGATAAAGTAGATGCTTCAATTTTTGCAATGGCTGAAAAAAGAGATTACTAATGAGCTTAAAACAAGATACTGATTTGTGTTCATCAACAGATAAAAAGTATACAGGTCATACTGATAATACAAAAGTAGCTTCTGGAACTATAGGTAAACCTTTTGGGTTATTTAAAAGATTTCAGAATGCAGCATTTAAATATATGAGCGAAAAAGCTCATAAAGAAGTAACAAAATATTTAAAAAATAAGTAAATAATAGGAGTCTATTTATGCCACAAGTAGGGAATAAAAAATACGCATATACTAAAGCTGGAATGAAGAAAGCTAAAGTAGCTGCAAAGAAAAAAGGTGTTAAAGTTCAATATAAAAAGAAATATTAACAATGGCAGATAAGTTAGAAGAACACAATCCACTTGTTGGGTATGTACGATCTAGGTTTCAACAAGCAGAAACTTCTAGGTTGTATGATGAGAAGCGTTGGTTAAAAGCTTATAGAAATTATAGAGGACTATATGGTCCTGAAATGGCTTTTAGAGATAGCGAGAAATCTAAAGTTTTTGTTAAGATAACAAAGACTAAAGTACTTGCTGCATTTGGACAAATTATAGAAGTTCTATTTGGTTCGGGAAAATTTCCAATCGGAGTAGAGCCTACAATTGTACCTGAGAATTTACCACAGTACGCACATCTAAAACCTAAAGAAATGCAAGGTGCTAAATCTGATACACCTCTAGAAAATCCTTATGGATTTCCTGGTGATGGTAAAGAGTTACCTCAAGGTGCTACAGCAGATATGCTAATGGAAAACTTAGCACAAGAATATAAAAGTGTTGGCTTTGATGAAGGACCTTCTCCTGATAATAAAGCAATGCCACAAATAGAACCTGCAAGATTAGCAGCAGAGCAATTAGAAAAAATAATACATGATCAGTTAGATGGAACTGACGCTATAAAAATTTTAAGACACGTATTTTTTGAAATGTGTTTGTTGGGAACAGGTATACTAAAAGGACCTTTTAATGAAGAAAAGATTAATCATAGTTGGGATACTGATAAAGAATCTGAAGAAACAATTTATACAGCACATTTTAAAACAGTACCAAAATTAGAAGCTGTATCATGTTGGGATTTCTATTCAGATCCTAATGCAACTAATATAGATGACAGTGAGTATGTTATTCAACGTCACTCATTTAATAGACAGCAGTTTGCAGATTTAATTAAAAGACCTTTATTTAACGCAGACTCTATTCGTGAATGTTTAGAAGCAGGTCCAAATTATCAAACAAGAAGTTATGAATCTTCTTTATTTGATAGAGAGAATGTAGAGAATTTATATAAGAACAGATTTGAAGTATTAGAATACTGGGGTATAATTGATAAGAATGTCGCAGATGAAATAGGATTTAAATATGATGATGCATTAGATGTTGTATCAGTTAATGTTTGGATTTGTGGTGGTCAAGTTTTAAGATGTGTAGAGAATCCATTTACACCTACAAGATTACCTTACATGGTTTGTCCATACGAAGTTAATCCTTATCAATTCTTTGGTGTGGGTGTTCCAGAAAATATGGATGATTCACAATCAGTTATGAATGGTCATGCAAGAATGGCAATTGATAATTTAGCCCTATCAGGTAATTTAGTATTTGATGTAGATGAAACAATGTTAGTACCAGGTCAAGATATGAAAATATTTCCTGGTAAAATATTCAGAAGACAAAGTGGTCAACCTGGATCAGCAATACATGGAGTTAAATTTCCAAGTACGACTAACGAAAACATGATGATGTTTGATAGGTTTAGACAGTTAGCTGATGAAGCAACTGGTATACCTTCTTACTCACATGGTCAAACAGGAGTACAATCTACAACAAGAACAGCATCAGGCATGTCAATGCTTATGGGTGCTGCTGCACTAAGTATTAAAACAGTTATTAAAAATGTTGATGACTATTTATTAAAACCCCTAGGCAATACAATGTTTCACTGGAATATGCAGTTTAATGATGATAAGCCAGAAATAAAAGGTGATTTAGAAATTAAAGCAAGAGGGACATCGTCTCTAATGCAGAAAGAAGTTAGATCACAAAGACTAATGACATTTATGCAAACAGCGTCTAACCCATCGTTAGCACCATTTGTTAAATGGCACACAATACTAAAAGAAATTGCAAAATCACTAGACATTGATCCAGATCAAGTAATTAATGATCCAGAGAAAGCAGCGATATTTGCACAAATAATGGGAATGGTAAATGGAAATCAAGCACCTACAGGCGTTAGTGGACAACCAGGTCCAATGGAAAATACTGGAACAGTACCTCCAGGAGCTGCAGTCGCAGATCCAACTGGAAATGGAGGTGGCAACATCGGAACAGGTAATGTACCGTTGCCAGGGGAAGCTGGTTTTGCTTCGCCAAATGTTGAATCTGGAATCGGCAAGCCGATACAGTAAGACTAACCAAGGAACTTAATGAGTCAATATTCACTTTCTTATGATAGTAGTGGTAATTCTAGTTTAGTAGCTACAAGTACAACACCTACAAGAACTACTATCCCATCGGGAGATTGGAAAGTTAGTGATTATGTTTCACATACACAAGATTATGGAGTTACAGAAACTTATAATAAAAATTCTCCTGAAGAACAATTAAAAGCTGTTACAAAAATATTAGTACCAAGTGGTAATGATAATGATAGTAAAGATGATAAAGATATTAAAAAAGATTTCTCACCTGAATTTAATTGGAAAGATTATACATATACAGAAATGTCAAAAGCATTAGGTATAGATGCTGCAGATGCTTGGGCAAAAGCATATGGTATAGAAAAAGGTGCTAGTGCACTATCTACAGGATTAGGGTTAGCAGGAATATTTATGCCTATTAATGCTATAGTTAAAGCTGGGGCAAAAGCAACAGCATATGGTGCAGAGAAGTATAAAGAAAAATTAGTTAAAGATTATATGAATTCAGATTACTATACAGGTAAACACGAAAGTTTTGAATTAGAATATGAATTAACTGGTGACTATGATTCTTATAGTGATATAAATTATGGACCTAGTTATGGTAATGAATACAAAGAAGGAACAGTATTTGATGCAGAAGATGAAGAAAATTATAGTACTCCAGTAGAAGCACCTACTCCAGTATCAACACCTTTTCATCCTTCTCAAGGTAATAATAATAATGATAACAATAGAGACCCTAACCAAGGAAATACTCAAACGGGTCATGGTAAAAGTGGAATGGGGCGAGATCCCGAGGATAGAATGTAATGGCAATAGATTTTAAAGGAGAACCAGCAGTATCAACTACAGGAACAATTGGAGCAACTCCATTTGTACCTAAGCCTGCTGATACGTCTCAGTTAGTTGACAACATGGCACAACAACAAGAACAAGGTGCGGGTTTAGTAGAAAGACCTCAACCAGAGAGTGCTACACAAAGTCCGCAAATTGACTTAAATAGTTTGCAAGATGATGATAAGCGAATATTAAATGTTCACCTAACACCATCTTTGAAAAATGTTTTAAATAAAATATTTGGTGCAGACTTATTCCCAGGAATAGGTATAGGGGAACCTACAATTAGTGTGTCAAAGAAAATAATTGAAAACAGATTTGGTAGCGTTGACAAATTTATGTCAATGGTTAAACCAATAGAACAAGATGAAATTGTGCCACCTGCAAATACACAAGGGATACTATCCCAAAACGTATAGCAGCCCACAAAATTATGGAACCGAGCTACCCTTATCCATAAGGCACTCAACCTAAGAGGAAAAAAATAATGGAAAAAGAAGACAAACAAGAAACTAAACTATTTAAAAAACCAGATAGTAAGTCAATGTATCAGAAACATAGAGATGATAAAAATGATCCTGAAACTGATGCATTTGCTAGAGGTGAATTAAATAAATTTAATGAAGAAAAAGCAGAAGCAGCAACCGTTCAAAAGGACACAGAAACATCTGAAGAAATTGCAAATTCAAATGACGAAGCTACTCTTTCAACTGAACGCCCTGAAAATGCAGAAGATCGTGTTTTTAAGAAACGTTATGACGATTTAAAAAAACACTATGATTCTACTTTATCTAAGCACAAAGATACAGTTAGAACTTTAAAGACGCAATTGGAAACATCTACTAGTGAGTTTGTTCCGCCTAAATCTAAGACTGAATTAGAGGCTTGGAGAAAGGAGTATCCCGATGTATATGATATGGTTGAAACCATAGCTATGACAAAGGCTGATACTAAAGCTAAAGAGATCGAGGAGAAATACCAAACTCTACAGAAGCAGCAGGAAGAAATTGGCAGAGAAAAAGCAGAAGTTGAATTGTTAAAGTTACATCCTGATTTTAGTGAGATTCGTAAAGAAGATGCGTTTCACAATTGGGCTGCTAAACAAGATCCAGTTATTCAAAATTGGCTGTATGAAAATACATCTAATGCACAATTAGCTGGAAGAGCTATTGATCTTTATAAGATGGATAGTGGTGTTAGTGGTTTGAATAAAAAACAGGAAACAGCTGTTAAGAGAGAAGCAGCTAAAGCTATAACAAAAACTAACAAAGCTACAGAATCAGACATTCCTACAAAGAAGATCTGGTCTAACTCTGAAATTGGTAAGATGAGTAGAAGAACGTTTGAGAAGTTTGAAGCTGAAATCGATGAAGCCTCAAGAGAAGGTAGAATTCAACCTTAAACTAACAACTATAACAAATAGGCAAACATTATGGCAACAATGGGAAAAGCATCTGGATACCAAAATTTACCATCAGGTAATTGGGCTCCAGCTATTTATAGTCAAAAGGTTCAAAAGTTTTTCAGAAGAGCATCAGTTGTAGAAGACATTACAAACACTGATTACGCTGGAGAAATTGAGAATTTTGGCGACACAGTAAATATAATAAAAGAGCCGACTATTACGGTGAATGACTACGCTAGAGGTCAAACAGTTAACACGCAAACACTTGCAGACGATCAAATTCAATTGACAGTCGACCAAGGTTCGTACTTTGCGTTTAAAGTAGATGACATCGAAGAAAGACAATCACATGTAAACTTTGAAG